TTAGCTGCAATAAACGGTGGACCACTTTCCAACGACAAAAACGAAAAACCAGAACTAAAAACATGCCTATATTGTGGTAAGTCTATTGTCTGGAACCCTGCTGTTGGCACTATCAACTACGGATACTTCCATGTAGACACACAAAACATATTGTGCTTTCCGCACTTTATTCCCATAGCAAGACCGGAGGATTATCGTGGGTGAAGAACTAATTCCAATCGTATTTACTGATGCATTTCTATTGCCGGCAGAAGACAACACTGGCGCTATTGAGATCGCATATTTGGCAGAGCAGCGTAAGCGTGATAGAGCATTAGATTACGCTACAAAGCTTGGGTACGGTCTGAAGATTCATAAGTACGAAGATCATGTCAACTATTTCGCAAGCAACGCCGTCTCGATTAGCGAAGTAGACGAATTGTTGTTCGGTGGCCAGTAGCCTATTCGAGAATGTTTGGAAGAGCATTCAAGAGTTTCCAGAATACGAGATAAGTTTCGAAGGAGTGATCCGTCATAAAGAAACTAGGATGCTCAAGCCATCATATTTAGATGCTAATGGGTATCCCGTGACTAAATTCTGGAAGGGTCAGAAGCGTGTATTACGATCGGTTGAGAAACTGAGACGGTATGCATTTTCGATCTAGTGTCATAAAAGCTGTCATAAAAAATGTCATAAAAAAAAGTCAAAAACGCGTTGTTTTTTAAACGGACTTTTAGAAAAATCTCTTTTTAGCATTTTTTTGTGCAAATTTAGGATTTTTTTATGACAATTTTTATGACACTTTTATGACACTTTTATGCGCTAATCCCGCATAAACACTAGCATGTCTTATCCTTTTGTAACAAACATGAAAAAAAACCCTAAACTATTTGCCAGAAAATATTTTCTTCAGACAAGTTTCTTGCAAAAATTTAGATGTTTGTTTCTCAAAGTAGTCCGACGCACAAAAAACATGTGCTATAATAGAGGGAGGCGAATATCTATAGCTTTTATAGGTACTTTCCCTTTCTTTTTCTGAAGGAGAAAACTGATGCCCACATATTCTAAAAAGGAAAACGCTTTTCAAGCAAATCTCATTAGCGAGTTGCATGAACTTTTTCCTAAAGCTATTATTTTAAAGAATGATGCTAACTACGTGCAAGGAATTCCCGACATCCTTATTCTCAATGGAGACAGATGGGCCGCTTTAGAATGCAAACGCAGCCGAAGCGAACCCCTGCAGCCCAACCAAGCATATTACGTAGCAACGATGAACGCTATGTCTTTTGCAGCTGTCATATATCCTGAGAACAAAGAGGAGATTCTTGATGCGCTTTTTACCGCACTGGGAGCTTAAAGGCAAACATGCATTCATGGCCCCAAGCAATTACCATTGGCTAAACTACGACGAAGAACAGATGACAAAAACGTTCTATACTTCGCAGCAGGCTCGCCTTGGTGATCGCAAGCATGAACTAGCAGCCGAGCTTATTGCTTTAGGGCAAAAACTTCCCAATATTCAAAAAACTTTAAACATGTATGTCAATGATGCAATTGGCTACAAGATGACACCAGAGCAAGCGCTGTATTATTCAGACAACTGCTTTGGTACAACAGATGCTATATCTTTTAGAGAAGATCCTAAAACGGGTCGATACATGCTTCGTATTCATGATCTGAAGACTGGAAGCACCCGAACCTCTGAAAAGCAACTTGAAATTTATGCATGCTTGTTTTGCCTTGAGTACAATATTGATCCTGCTGATATTGACATCGAGCTTCGCATCTACAAGAGCGACAAGTGTGATATATTCATTCCAGATTTAGATGATCTCTTGCATCATATTGACAAAATAAAAACCTACGATAAACTGATCGAACTTATTAAGAAGGAGGAAACTGGTGACTGACGAAGATTTTCTAGCTCACTATGGAACCCTTCATAAGTCCGGTCGTTATCCTTGGGGATCGGGTAAAGATCCATACCAAGATGGCGTTTCGTTTTTAGCGCAATTTGATAAGTTGCATAAGTCTGGAATATCAGAGAAAAATATAGCACTTGCAATGGGCTTTACGTCCACTGCTGAACTTCGTGCAGTACGATCTATATCCTCGACAAACGTTAGACAAACTCATCAACGAACTGCAGTTAAGCTACGAGACACAGGAATGAGCCCTAGCGCTATTAGCCGCGAGATGCATATTCCCGAGCCTACTGTTAGAAACTTGCTTGACCCCGTAATGCAAGCAAGAGCTAATCGCTTAGATGTGGCTGCTAAGATAGTCAAGGATAATGTTGAAAAGTACAAGTATGTAGATATCGGTAAAGGAACAGCTAATCATCTTCAGATTAGTGATACCCAATTAGCAACCGTCTTAGCAATGCTAAAAGACGACGGCCATCGCATATTCTACATTAAGAGTCCTCAAGCAGGAACCACATTTGACACCAGTTATAAAATTCTGGCTAAAGACACAGTTCTGCCTAAAGAAATTTATCAGAATAAAGAAAAGATTCACTTCATGTCTGAACGCATATCTCAAGATGTGCAAAACACAATTGTTTCACTAAAGCCGCCTGTGCAATTTTCTTCTAAGCGACTTGGCATTGTGTACGGACCTGATGGTGGAGCAGCTCGTGATGGTGTTATGTATTTGCGTCCTGGAGTCGGCGATATTTCATTGGGCGACAAAAAGTATGCTCAAGTACGTATTGCTGTTGATGGCACGCATTATCTTAAGGGTATGGCTCAATACAAGAATGACCTGCCTGCTGGTGTTGATATTCTGTTCCACACGAACAAGAAAGACACTGGTAATAAGTTAGATGCACTTAAGAACCAAAACGAGGAAGATAAATTAAACCCATTTGGCGCTATCACTACACAACGCGAGTATACGGACGCAAAGGGTAAAAAGCATCAGTCAGTGCTTAATATTCTGAATGAAGAAGGAAAATGGGCTACTTGGTCTAAAAACTTTTCGTCACAGTTCCTTTCAAAGCAAACTACTCAATTAGCCAAGCAGCAGCTCGGTCTCACGTCAAAAGCGAGAGAAGCCGAGTTAGCTGATATTATGGCCTTAACTAATCCTGCAGTTAAGCAAAAGTTATTGGAAACGTTTGCTGATGAAACTGATGCTGCCGCAGTTAGATTGCATGCTGTTTCTTTGCCTAGAACTGCCTCACACGTTATATTACCAATTGAAAGTTTAAAAGACACAGAAGTCTATGCCCCAAATTATCAGCACGGTGAAGTTGTTGTTCTAGTTAGGCATCCTCATGGTGGAAAGTTCGAAATTCCGCAATTGACGGTTAATAACAAGAACAAAGAAGCGCTAGCTAATTTAAAGAATGCAAAAGACGCAATTGGTATTAATGCAAACGTAGCTCAAAAGCTTTCTGGTGCAGATTTCGATGGTGATCATGTTTTAGTAATACCCAATAATCATGGACATGTTAAAATTGCTCCTGGACTGGCCTTGCTTAAAGATTTTGATACCAAATCATATACTATTCCAGAAGGAAGTGGTATTAAGGGTCTCAAAGATGCAGCAAAGCCTGATATTCTAAAGCAAACCTTAATGGGTGATATTTCTAACCTTATTACTGACATGACTATTAAGGGCGCAAATAATAGTGAAATTGCACGTGCTGTAAAGCATTCGATGGTTGTTATTGATGCTGAAAAGTGGAACCTTGACTATAAGCAATCATATTTAGACAACAACATTAAAGCATTAAAAGTAATTTATCAAAATGGAGCAAACAAAGGTGCTGCCACTCTTATTTCTAAGTCTACTTCTGATAAAAGTATTCCTCTTAGAAAAAATAGATTGGCTCCTGATGGCGGTTGGATTGATCCTAAAACAGGTGAACGCCAATATGTTGATTCTGGCAAATCTTGGGTAGATGCAAACGGCAAGCTTCATATTAATACGTTTAAAGTCAAAAAGGGTGCTTTAACTAATGATGCACGAACCCTTATTGATGGCTCTGGCACTCCTATTGAACATATTTATGCAGACCATGCGAATCATTTAAAAGCCTTAGCTAACAAAGCTAGAAAAGAAACCTTATTTATAAAGCAACTTGAGGCTACACCATCAGCCAAGATTATTTATAAAGAAGAGGTTGCTAGATTAAATGTAGCTTTAAATATGGCAATAAAGAATGCACCTAGAGAAAGAGAAGCTCAATTACTAGCCAATCATATTATAGAGGCTAAGAAACAAGCAAAGCCCGCCATGTCTAAGGACGAGCTTAAAAAGATTAAGGGCCAGGCAATTCAAGAGGCCCGCTTTCAAGTAGGTGCAAAGAAGCCTAAAATAGTCATTTCTGACAAGGAATGGGAAGCTATTCAAGCTGGTGCTATCACACCAAGTAAATTAAAGGCTATTATGAACAACACAGATTTGAAGGCTCTTAAAGAGCGTGCTACCCCACGTGATAGGCCTACAATGAATGAGTCTAATGTAGCCCTAGCTAAGTCCATGCTAGAAGGTGGTTACAACGTGTCTGACATAGCAGCACGTTTAGGCGTCTCCACTAGCACTATCTACTCAGCTGTAGCCAAATAGAAAGGATGGACTCATGAGTATAAGCCTTACTGTTACAACACAGCACATGCTAACTACTGTTGACAATCCATACAACCCTTTCACACAGTACGATGAGTGGTTAGCTATGGATGAGGCATTAGGTTATTTCACTAATGGCCTCCTCGCCCGCTATGCCATCCTTAGTGATGATCTAAGTGATGTAAATCAAACAAATGAAATAGATTCTGCTCTTCTTCAAGTCATCCAAGACAACCCTTATGGTGTTCATAAGATGGTTGAAAGACAAGACGTAGAGTCTTAAAGGCATGGGAGGGGGGGTCTCGCAAAATAGACCCCCCCTCTGCATCGCCGCTGTCCTCAAAAATTCCCCGGGGGGATTCTCTGGGGGTTGTCGAGCGTATAAGTTTCGGTGAGAACCTCAAGACAAACCAAACGGGTCATCATCAGCCCATCTCCTTTCAAGAGTGCACATGATCGGCAATGCCGAAAGTTTGCATAACTCTTGAGGTTCTCTCCGAAACCTGTACGATACTTATTAGAACAGGAAACCATCATGCTCACAATACCCAACAAGTGGCTAAAGCTCCCAGGAGGTCCTCCTACAGTTTGGTCCCGCGGACAAAATAATACTATACCTTCTCGCTTCTTGCGAATCGTGGCTGTTGTCATGCCGATTATCTATGCATTGCTGTTTATGTTTGGCTCCGCGGCTTTTGTTTTTCCTTTGAACGTTTTCAAGACAGTTGTCGGAGAAGAATTTGGAGAGTGGTGGGCTATTGGAATTGCTCTAAGTTCTCTAATTAGTTTGGTTGGTTTAATTTTCAAGTTACGAATTGAAATCTATTCTTCGATTGTTCTAACCATATTACTAGCAATCTATCCCGTATATTTAGGGTATGTTGTTTATTTAGATTTTCAAGATCCAGATCCAAAAAATGATCTTGGTAGATTTGCCTCTATCTTTTCTGTTGCCATATATTGTGTAATGCCTGCATGGAGAGTCTTCGACATCGTTCTAGAGATTCGCAAAGTAAGTAAACGTCAACTGTATGCTAAAGCAACGTTAGGGGGATAGATGTTTGAACTAGTGCAAGCATTGTCTCCTGAGGAGGCACAAATACAAGTAGCTTGGATTACTGGGGGAGTTGCCATCGTGGTTGCAGTATTTAGTTTTTTTGGTGCTCGTAGATTAACTCGCCCAAAGCCACCGAAAGAAGATCCAGATGCAACAGCCGGCGTAGCAGATGTAGTTCTTTCGTCATACACAGGAGAACAAAACGAGTTTGTAAGCATGGTTATCCAAAATAGTCTAACTGTGCAGCATCGTCTTGATCACTTAGATGCTATTGTAGAAGAAATGCGAAAAGAACGAACCCAAGTAATGGGCGCCTTTGCCCGTTACGTAAACAAGCTCGCAAAGGCTTGGGGTAGTGGCGGGTCTATGCCTTACCCAGATACTGAAGATCTTAAGATTCTCGAAGAAACCCTTCCAGCCGATTGGAGACGCAGACCCAAGTAACCTTAGGAGGTGATGATAAAATGGTAGCTTCGCGTAAAGATGAAAACTTATCTAGTAGACGTCCGCCAGCTACCACGCCACAAGGACGAGAAAATCAGCTTATAGCTCTCACCTACGATGTTGCGGAGAACCAGCTTTTAGCCGGGACCGCTTCATCGCAAATCATCACCCACTTCCTTAAGGCTGGTACGGAACGTGAACGACTTGAGCGAACTAAACTTGAACATGAAATTGTTCTAGCTCAAGCACGGGTTGAACAAATTGCATCATCTGCTCGAATGGAAGATCTTTACTCTCAAGCAATGGATGCCTTCCGAGGCTATCAGCCATCTTCGGATGGTGACAATGTCGACTAGAGTTAGAACCTTCACAGAGCTTATAACTTTTCGAACGTTTAATGAACGTTACGAGTATTTAAAACTTAGAGCATCTGTTGGAGAACCAACATTTGGTTTTGACCGTTGGATAAATCAACAATTCTATGCTTCGGTCCAATGGAAGCAAGTGCGTAATTTAGTTATAGCCAGAGATCTTGGCTGTGACTTGGCTATGTCGGGGCATGAAGTGTATGATAAGATTATTATTCATCACATGAACCCTATGCGTTTAGAAGATTTAGATCAAGGTGATCCTGATATTTTAGATCCTGAGTATTTAATTACTACAACGCATAATACACACAACGCCATACATCCCAAAAACAACCC